ACGAGGTTGAGGCGACAGACTCTAAAAAGTTTGTTCGTCTCGTCGACGCTATCTTTGCCGTGCGTCAGCTAACGCTGATGTTTGGCAAGATGGAAAAGGAGTGTACTTCCGAAAGGAAGGACGCTGCTATCGTCAACTACCTCGCTTGCGAACAAGAAGTGGCTGACTTTGAGAAATGCATTATTTCTGATATCGAAGATAGATCTCGATACCCGTGGGTCTACCACGTCAGTTCCGATGATGAATCGGTACATGACAAAGTAGATTGGCGAGATGAGCTCAGCTCATTCAGAAATATCTCAAAGTGGCTGTTTGGCGAAGTCCTCACCCGTTTGGATGGGGATGTTTACTATGCGTCGATGGGAAGTACCCATCGGCACTACGGTAAACTAATGCCAAAGCATGGCCCTGGTAAGACCGCAGACAAGCTTTCGGGCAACCGAAAGTATGATCTGCGCGAATGGACCAGGAGATTGGAAGAAGGCGGCTTCCCTTATGGGGAGTACGCGATTCCAAACTGGAGGTATTACTACCTCCTTGACCATGTCAGCTTCTTGGAACCCGGAGAAGAGCGACCCGTTAAGGTTACTCTTGTTCCTAAAACGCAGAAGACACCTCGAGTGATAGCAATAGAGCCCACGTGCATGCAATATGCACAACAGGCACTATCAATAGCACTCGCTGAGTATCTTGAAGACCCTCAATACGGTCTTCACGATATGATCGGATTCACTCACCAGAGCCCTAACCAGGCTATGGCGATGATGGGCTCTCTTGACGAGAGCCTGGCTACGCTAGATCTTAGCGAAGCCTCAGATCGTGTCTCCAATTTGCTGGTAAAGGAAATGACTGGCCAATGGCCTCACGCAAGTGAAGCCATTCAAGCTAGCAGATCCCTAACAGCAGATGTACGAGGAGAAGTTATAAAACTCTCCAAGTTCGCGAGTATGGGTTCAGCTCTTTGTTTTCCCATAGAAGCAATGGTTTTCTTAACCATTATATTCTATGCGATCTGCAAAGAGACAGGCCGACCAATGAACAGCAAACTTTTAGAAGAGTTTGCTGGACGTGTGCGCGTTTATGGGGATGATATTATTATCCCTAATGAATATGCGACTTGCGTCTCCGAGGCCTTAGAGCTGTTTGGCTTTAAGGTAAACTCGCACAAATCTTTCTGGACCGGAAGGTTCAGAGAGAGCTGTGGAGGGGAGTTCTACGCTGGCGAGGACGTTTCTGTCACTCGCGTACGTAGAAGTTTCCCTGAGAGACGCACTGACGTTCCAGAGGTAATCTCCACTGTATCACTCAGAAACCAGTTTTATGCAAACGGGTTGATGAGCAGTGTGAGATTTCTGGATGGCATAATCGGTGAGGTTTTACCTCATTACCCGAAAGTGCACCCAGATTCCTCCGTAGTCGGGCGACACACAGCCTTGTCGTATGATTATGACAAGGTGAGTGAAGCACTGCAGAGCCCTATGGTTAAGGGCTATGTGGTAGACTCTCGCATTCCGAAATCACCGATTTCGGATGAGGGCGCCCTCTTGAAGTGTTTGACTAAGAGAGGCTTGCTACCTTTCAACGACGTCAAGCACCTTGAGCGTCAGGGCCGACCTAAGTCGGTACACCTGAAACTTAG